GACCGTCGGGGCTATTGCGCCGACGGTCATTCATGCCCACTCACTAGAAAGGGTCAAAATGACTCTATCAGCAAAGCTCAAGGAGCAGCGCGACGCTCTTGTTGCCGAGGTTGAATCAACCATCGCAGCAGAAGATGTCACCGCAGAAGCTCTCGCATCAGCTGAAGCAAAGCAAGATGAGGTTGCTTCACTTGATGAGCGCATTGCAAAGCAGGAAGCTGTAGAAGCTCGCTCTGCTGCAATCGCAGAATCACGCAAGGAATCAAAGGTTGCTGTCTTCGGCGGCGCCGTTGTAACTCGCGAAGCAATGACATACGACAAGCACAGCGAAAACTCTTTCGTTCGTGACATGATCGGTGCTCAGCTACGTAACCAACCAGAAGCTTGGGATCGCCTAAACCGCCACGCTCAAGAAGTTGCAGTCGAAACTCGTGACATCGGTCTCACAAACGGTACCGGTGGAGATTTCGTACCACCAATCTGGCTCATCAACGAATACGCAGAGTTCGCTCGTGCGGCTCGTGTAACAGCTGACTTGGCTACAAAGATGGCTCTTCCAATGGGAACAGATTCCATCAACATTCCAGCAATTACCCTCGGTTCTAAGACAGCGTTCCAGAACCCAGACAATGCTGCGACAACAATCCGCGACATGGTTACATCGACCGTTAACGCACCAGTACGCACAATCTCTGGTTACGAGAACGTTTCGATTCAGCTCGTTGAGATGTCTCCACTTTCAGGTGGCCTCGACCGTATGGTCTTCGGCGATCTCATGGCTGACTATGCTCTCCAGCTCAACACAGCAGTCCTCGGAAACGGCGACGGCACATCAGGCACACTTCGTGGCTTCATCAACCTTGGTGCAGACACAACAAACGGTATCCCAACATCATGGACTGAAACAACACCAACAGCTGTCGGCGGCCTCAAGGCTTTCGCTGCTGGTATCAGCCAAGTAGTTCGTAACCGTTACCGTGACGTAGAGGCAATCGTTATGGCTCCAAGTACTTGGTACTGGTTGTCATCTCAGACTGACTCTGCTTCACGTCCACTCATTGTTCCTAAGGCTGCAGGTCCATTCAACGCTTCTGGTGTTGTTGACGCTCCTGGTGCTTCTAAGGGTCTCGTTGGAACAATCCACGGTGTACCAGTTTATGTTGACGCAACAATGCCTCTCAACTACGGTTCATCAACAAACCAAGCTCCAGTTCTCATCGGTAAGTTCTCAGATTCTTACCTCTTCGAGTCTGGTGTTAAGACACGCGTACTTCCTGACGTCCTCTCAGCGAACCTCACCGTCCGCTTCCAGGTTTACGGATACGCAGCACTCGCACACCGCTTCGCAAAGGCTGTTACAACAGTCAGCGGAACTGGTGCAGTTGCACCTTCAGGCTTCTAGTAGCCTTAGTCGCGACGCTGGCTCTATCATTTTTGGTAGAGTCAGCGCCTCGGCGCAATAATTAAGGGGAAATTATGGGGAAAGCTATATTTCTTGAAGGTTTACAAGCCGCAAGAGAATTGGTTACAAATAAAGGACTAAAAGCTCTTGATGATTTGATTAAAGAGCACGAAGAAGGGATGTTCGAGGCTGAAACTGCAGCAATCGAACACATTCGCGAGACTAGGGGTGCTTGGGAATGAAACTAAAAGATAAAGTTTGCATTGCAACTATTAACGATGGCAAGATTAACGCTCAATTAGCCATTGACTTGATTCATATTGCACGTCAAAGATTTGACCGTTTTGACTCTTATGTCCAGGTTTCCAATTCTGGACTGATTACTCGCTCACGAAATCTGCTCATTAAAAACTATCTTGAGCAAACAGATGCTCCATGGTTACTGATGATGGACGCTGATGAGCGAATGACACTTGAAAACTTTGATAAACTTATTGCAGCAGCAGACGTTGATAAGCGTCCGGTAATGTCGGCGCTTGTATTTGCGGCATTTTTTGATGATGAAGATATGCTTCGACCAGTACCAACAATCTATAATGAGATTCCAGGTCGAGGACTTGTCAACATTGATGATTATCCAATTAACGAAGTAATTAAAGTTGATGCCACAGGCACTGGTTGCCTTCTTATCCATAGAAACGTGTTGCTTGAGATACAATCTAAGACAACAGAAAACCAGGGTAAAGACTGGGCTTGGTTTATGGATGGTCCGATTGGCGGACGCTGGTTTGGTGAAGATTTGTTGTTCTCAAAGCGTTTAGCTTCGCTTGGAATACCGCTTCATGTGCATACTGGCGCTATTTTGGCTCATAAAAAAGACTTTTGGCTAGATGAAAGACACCACACACCATTTCGCGATTACGCGATCAAGAATAAAGCGACAGAGTAAGACGTTAACCCCTGGCGTGACTGCTCTGTCGCCCCTAACACTAAGGAGTCAATGTGACATCTTCGTATCCTAACGGCATCGATTCATTTGTCGATCCACAGGCAACGGATACCCTTGACTCCGCAACGGTTCCCCATCACACTCAGCATGCTAACGCAAATGATGCGATTCATGCTATCGAAACTGAGCTGGGAGTACTCCCTAAGGGAACAAAGGCAAGCGTCAGAGCTCGTTTAGATGCAGTTGATACAACAATTGCAACAATCTCATTAACCCCTGGAGCTACAGGACCTACAGGACCAACAGGTCCAGTCGGTGCTACCGGAGGAACCGGCGGCACTGGAGGAACTGGTGGCACGGGTGCAACCGGCGGAACCGGTGCTACTGGTGGAATTGGTGCTACTGGTGGAATTGGTGCTACTGGTGGAATTGGTGCTACAGGTCCAGTTGGAGCTACAGGACCTCAAGGTGCAACAGGAGCAACTGGACCTACAGGTCCAATCGGAGCCACTGGTCCAACAGGTGCTACCGGATCAACCGGAGCCACAGGTATTGGTCAAACTGGAGCAACCGGTCCAATCGGGCAGACTGGTCCAACCGGAGCGACTGGAGCCACAGGTCCTGCCGGATCAAACGGCGTTTCCGGAGCGACTGGAGCCACTGGTGCTACCGGAGCTACCGGTCCAACAGGTGCAACCGGAGCCACCGGTCCATTAGCATCAAATAACGCTCACGCTTCTGCTCGCGTTGGTACAACTGCAAATCTTTCTGCTACTTATACCGCTGGATCTGCCGATGCGGGCGGTGGCTATGGAATTGGTGCAACACTTACTGGTTCATCAAACGGAATTGCAACAATTGACGGCGTAAACGTTGCGGTAAATGATCGTGTTTTAGTTAAAAACCAGACCACTGCAACACAAAACGGTATTTATATTGTTACCGATGCAGGAAAGAACAACCCTGCGGGTCGTCCATACATTTTGACTCGTACAACCGATTACAACAATTCCATTGCTGGCGAAGTTGAATACGGCGACTATCTCTATGTCGTTTCAGGTTTAACTCAATCTGGCACAAACTGGATTCAAAATAACGTCGGAACTGGAACCAACGGTTACATCATCATCGGAACTGACTCAATCACTTTCGCTCAAACTGGCGGCGTTGGTCCAACTGGCGTACCAGGTGCCACCGGCGCTACAGGTCCTGTTGGAGCCACTGGAGCTACAGGAGCCACTGGAGCAATTGGAGGAACTGGTGCTGCCGGTGCCGTTGGTGCAACTGGAGCTACAGGTCCTGTCGGAGCCACTGGTCCTGTTGGTCCAACTGGTGCAACTGGTGTTACTGGTCCCGCAGGAGCTAACGGAACAAACGGATCTGTCGGCGCAACTGGCGCAACCGGACCGACTGGTGTTACAGGTCCAACTGGACCTCAAGGTGGAACTGGTGGTACCGGTGGAACCGGTGCCGCAGGAGCTGCCGGATCGAACGGCGCTGTCGGCGCGACAGGAGCTACCGGACCTACTGGTCCAACTGGTGTTACAGGTGCAAACGGAGGTACCGGAGGAACTGGTGCTGCTGGTTCTAATGGTGCAGTTGGTGCAACAGGCGCGACAGGACCTACTGGTCCAACAGGCGTAACTGGAGGCACTGGAGGCACTGGTGGAACCGGAGCCGCTGGCTCAAACGGTGCAGTTGGAGCTACTGGTCCAACCGGACCAACGGGTGCTACTGGACCACAAGGCGGAACCGGTGGAACAGGTGGAACCGGAGCTACTGGCTCGAATGGAGCAGTTGGTGCCACTGGTGCTACTGGACCCGTCGGAGCTACTGGACCGGTCGGAGCTACTGGACCTACTGGTGCAACCGGCGCGACTGGTGCTACTGGACCTTCCGGAACTGTAAGCGTTCAGACCTGGCGTTATACCGCTTCAGGTGGAGAAACCAGCCTTTCTGGTACAGATTCCTTCTCGACCAGCTTGACCTACACGGTCGGAGCCGAAGAAGTATACATAAACGGCGTTCGATTGGTCCGAGGAACCGATTACACGGCTTCTACGGGCACTTCTATCACCGGTTTAACAGCTTTGGTGGCCGGAGATTCAGCCGTCGTAGCTTCTCCAAACAACTTTGCCGTAGCTAACGCCATCCCAATAGCTACCGTGACAGCTAAGGCTGACCTCGTGGTCGGTACAGGATCTGGTTCGGTTACAAACCTTCCGGTGGGAGCCGATGGCAGCACACTCGTTGCAAACTCTTCTGCCAGCACAGGCGTATCGTGGGCAAGT